AAATAATAAAAACTTTATCTATAATATTATTAATATTATTACAGATAACGAATTCAATATTGAAGTCTTTATTTTTTATTTTATTATAATCTTCTAAATTTTCAGATGGGAAGAAAATTGATTTAATACCTGATTTAATACCACCTCTAATTTTCTGTTCTAATCCTCCAATAGCTTTAATATTTCCGAATAAATCAATTTCACCAGTTATAGCAATATCATTTTTTATTTTTTTATTACATAATAAAGAATAAATAGCTAAAGCAATAGCACAACCAGCACTTGGTCCATCTTTAGGTGTTGAAGCATCAGGACAATGAATATGAATATCAAAAGGATTAATTTTAAGTTCAGAATATAATATATTTTTTTCGTCATCATTAAGTAGATTTAGAACGATAGTTTTAGCACAAGTCATACTTTCTTTCATAATTTCGCCTTGTTGTCCAGTAATAAGAAGATTAAGATTACCATCTTTAATATGTAATTTTTTGACTTGTATAGGGATAATACCACCGATACCGATAGTAGTAGCAAAAAGTCCGTTAATCATACCGATAACGGGGGAAGAGTGAATAGATTTAAGTATAGGTTTATGATGTCTATTAAGTATGATATCAATGAGAGATTTATCAAGATTAAAATTATAGTTATCAATTTCAAGAGTTCTTAAATTAATTTCTCTAAATATTTCATATAATTTTTCTGATAATTTGCGGACACCTGCTTCATTAGTGTATTCGTCAATTATATAAGAGATTAAATCATTATTAATTTTACAATCCATACCGATATTATCAGAAATTTCTTTAAGGAGAAAATCATTAACGACAACAATTTTTTCGTCTTTATTAAGAGGATTAATTTTTATTTCAGTGATTCTATCTTTAAGAATTCTATCAATTTTGGAGCTGTCATTATAGGAGAATATAATAATACATTTAGAGAAATCAAGTTCAATACCGCTAAAATATCTATCATAAATTTGTTTATTTTGTGATTTATCAGTTAAATGAATAAGAATGTCAATAATTTCTTGACCTTTTTCAGTATTTGAAACTTTATCCAATTCATCAAAATAAATAATAGGATTCATACATTTAGATTCCATAAGCATTTCTACTAATCTTCCATATTTAGCACCAATATAGGTATAATTATGTCCTTCAAGTGTAGCACCATCTTGAGCACCACCTAATTGGAATATACAAAATGGTCTAGAATTGCCATCTTGATCGATAAGACAGTTAGCGATACCTTTTTTAGCGAAACAGGTTTTACCGACACCAGGGGGTCCATGAAAACCGAGAATAACGCCGTCCATTTTGCCGTTCATCCATTGGGCGATGATTCTTTTAATTTCTCTTTTACTGTCATCGTGTCCATAAACAGCGGAATTTAGAACATTATTAACATGATTAAGATAATTAATTTTTTCTTTTTTGATTTCTAGATTATTATAATTAGAATTAGAATTAGATTTAATATTAAATTCATGACATTTAATAAAAATTTCTTCTTTTTTGAATTTGTTAAAAGGGATTCTAAAAAAAGCGTCTATATATGTTTCAGCTTTAGAAGATTCTTTAGAAGATTTAAATTCTTTAATTTTTTCCATAACAAGAGTTTTAATATTATCAGAAACATTAAGAAGAGCTAATTTAGATTCATAAGAGATTTCAGAATTAATTTCAGTAGATTTTTCATTAGAATTAATTTTTTTGATTTTAATTTTGAGTGATGGAGGGAGACAAGAGATAATATCATCGACGAGAGATTTATCATTTTTTTTGATTATATCAAGAAGCATACTGACGTCCATAATATTTTTTTCAGAATTTTTGATTAATAATAATTTGATAAGTTTAAATTTTTCAAGAATAGATAATTTAGAGAAAACATTAAGGATTTCAACAGTGGTCATAAGAGATAATTTTTTAGAATAACAATAATCTTCAACAATTTCAAAAATAATATCAAAAGGTGTTTTAAGTAGGAAATTTTTGATAGAAATATTTTTAATATATTCATTTCTAAAGGATTCAGGAATATCAGAATAATTATAATGATATTTTTTGTTAGATTCTTTATTTTTACTGGATTCTAATTTTTTTTCAAGGAAAAAAAGATATGGATCAATGATATTATTATAATCAATATTATTTTTAGTAGTATTATCAGAAAGATAAGAGATAGTTTTATTTATTTTGCATATTTTTTCATAAAAACCTTTTTCATTAAAAATTTCATTAAGAACATCATCAATAAAATAGCCATCTAAAATGATGATAACATCATCTAATTCAATTTCTACTTTTAAATTATTTAATTCATATTTTAGATTTATTTTATTATTAAAATTATCATTAATATTATTATTAGAAGTATTAGAAAAATTAACTTTAGAAGTTTTAATAGGAGAGTTAAGAGAGAGTGGGATATTAATAGATTTAGGAGAGGGTATATTAAGAGAGAATAAATTGCTAGAAAAGTTTTTATTATCAGTAAATTTAAGTGAAATTTGACCGATACTAGAGGAGTTATCAGTTTTATGAATACCTATAATTCTATAAAATTTTTCAACAATAATAGTTTTATTTTCAATAATGGATTCATTTTCGTAATAATAATCAGAAGTTAAAATATTTTTAAGATAAGTGTCAAAATATTTTATACCATAGTTTTCAATATCAGAAAATATAAGATTTCTTAATTCATTTGATAAACCATAAATTTCTTTAATTTTAATAATATTTTCATCAGTTATATTATTTTCATAATTAAATAATTCAACTTGATAAACTGTGATTTCGTCATAATATTTTTTTATATTATTAATTAAATAAATATAGATTTCTTCATCAATGATTTTATCATTATAAATATTTAGATAATGAGATTTTAATGATAATATAATAGCATATAATTTATCTAATGTTAATTTACATAATTTATAAATTAATGTATTTTGGTTTTCTTCATTATTTATATTGTTCATTCTAATATTTATTTATATAAAAATTTTATATTTTTTTCTATTATATATAAAAAATTGACTCCCAAGGTAGCAATTTTTTATAAAAAAAATTGACTCCCAAGGTAGCAATTTTTTATAAAAAAAATTGAAATTTATCATTATAAATTAGAATTTTTTATAAAAAAAATTGAAATATTTAAAGAATAGATATATAGATAATATATAGATATGATGGACGAGTTAGAGACAACGAGTGAGGTTAATAATAACATATATTATTTTGATGAGTTATATAGGGTGTTAAGTGAATATAAAGAGGTAGATGAGGATGTGGATAATAGATTAAGGGAGTATAATGGTGATACGATAATAAAGAATAACAATAAGAAACAGAGTACAAATACAGTGTTAGACAATATAATAAAAGACAATATATTAAAGACGAAGATAACACAGATATTAAATAAGTTGCATAATGGTAATATACCGAGTGTGATAAAACAGATAAAGGACATAAGTTATAAGAGTGTAGGAGATTTGCGTGAATTAAGTGTTCAATTATTAAATAAGATAAAGAGGGATAATGAGCAGGTGAAACAACTAGTAGGAGATATAGTATATGAGTTATTATCGGTAAATGTGGTAGAGAATGAAGTAAAATATTATTTAAATAAGATATTGGTATCGATGTGTAAAGGAGAGTATGACGAGGTGATAAAAAATATGAGGAGTGATGGAGGGAATGAATATAACAGAGATAGGAATGAGAAGATAATAAATATGTTGGTAGTATTATTTAATAGTAATGTGATAAGTAGTAATATAATGTTAAAGATAATTGAGGATGTATCAAAATACATGGACAGTGAAAATAATAATGAGATAGAGAAGAGTATTCAGATGTTTAATATAATATTTAGTACATTAATAATGAATAATGAAAATAAGGATATGATAAAAGGTTTTGATAAATATTTTGAAGATAGATTAAGAGTGTTAGATGAAGAAAAAAGAGTAGGAAAGATGATGATAATAATGGGTGAGAATATATTAGAGAAAATAAGAAATTAAATTTTTATATTTAAAATTTAATATATATAATATATTAATATTATATAGAATAGATGGGAGTTGAGGGATTATATAAATATATAAATAAGAACTGTCATAGAGCGATAAGTAACATTTCAATAGAAGAATTAAAAGGTAAATATATAATAATAGATGGGATGCATCATATATATGGTGAGTTAATATATATGAGGAGTAAGAAGAAGGAGATAATAAGAGAAGATGGTGTGAATTTAAGTCATATATATGGATTAATAAATTCGTTAAGATATTATTTAAAATATAATATAATACCTATATTTGTGTTTGACGGAAGAGCATCAGAATTAAAGAGAGAAAAGATAGAAGAGAGGAAGAGAGAGAAAAATAAGAATATAGAGAAGATAAAAGAGTTAGAAAAAATAATAGAGGAGAATAAAAATAAAGAAGATAAAGAAGATAAAGAAGATGAAGATAAAGAAGAGAAGAAAAAAGAGATAAAAAGATTAGAGGAAGAGAGAGAGAAGATATATAATAGGACAATAATAATGGAGAGTGTATATATAAATGATTGGATAAAGATATTAAAATATTTAGGATTACCGGTAATAAGGACAGAAGGAGAGGCGGATAATGTGTGTGCGATGTTGATGAAGAAGAATAATAATATATATGGTATAATGTCGGATGATACAGATATGATTATGTTAGGAGCGCCGAGAATATTAAGGAAGATACCGAATAATATGTTTACAGTGATAGAGAATAAGATATTACTAGAGGAGATAAATAGTAGATATAGTAGTATGATGAAAGAGGAGAGAGATAAATTTGGAATAAATAATTTAGTTGAGATAGGGATAATAATGGGTACAGATTATGGAAAGATAGAGACGAAGATAAAATATAATAATGTGGAGGAATTATTTATGGAATATATAAAAAACAATATGAGTGTAGAGATAGAGGAGAAAGACAAAGAATTATATGATAAAATAAGAGAATATTACATAACAGAAGTGATAGAAGATAAATATAAAGAATTTATGGAAAATATAAAGTGGAAAAGACCGGATTTAATAAATTTGGATAAATTTTTAAATGAAAAAAAAATACAATATCAATTTATAAAAAAAAATGTAGATAATTTTAAATATTTGTTTAAAAATATGATTTATGAAAATAAAGAAAATAAAGTAAATAATAAAATTATTAAAACTAATTGGATTAAAATTAATTAATTTTTATCTTTTTT